ATTTGGTCTTCAGGCGACTTTGCCTGATTCATATATTCTTGATAAAACTTTGCTGGTGTACCAGAATCAATATAAAATTGCTTTCTCTCTTCAAGCTTCTTCATTGGCCACCTTGAAGGCCATATTGGCTTGCCATCCTCAATTGCTTTTCGGGTAAAAACATTCCAAGCATATTCTTCACCTGTCTTCTCTGCCTCTTGAGAACCTTTAACGAGACCATTAAGAAAACTATCATAGTGGACAATTGTTCCATTACACCATAGAAACCCATCTTTATCAAAATCAATCGCAGGATAAACTGCGGCAGTCACCCATTCTTTAATTTGTCTTCTTGATTCAGGAGTTTTAGTATTTAACTCTGATTCAAAGTCATCAAGTATTATTCCTGTGTATCTAGTAGATAGCTGTTTTTTACCCCGAAGCCTTTGTGATGTACCTTTTCCAATCATTCTACAACCATTACTTAAAGTAAATTCATCTTTAGTCCACTTATCCCCTTGCAAATCTCCAAAATAATAATGAATAGCAGGGTTAGAATATATATGGTTTGAAATCCAGTTTAAATTATCACGAGCCTGGTCCTGCGCTTCACCAATCCATGCAATAAATTCAGGCTTTTCTTTGGTTGCAAATAAAAATCTATGTAAAACAGCAGTGGCTGCTAATGTTGACTTAGCATGGTCACGAGGCAATACAAGCGCTAATTGCTGCTTACTTTTATCAATTAACATCTTTCCTACATCAATATGAAAATCTGGCGTTGCACTTGCCAAAAAGTCTTGAGGGGAAAACAATTTCCCAAATGTAATAAGATTTGAATGTGCTAATTGTAATGCTTCTTCGTTTTTTGAAACATTACCATTAAGGTTTAAATTTGCCATTAAGGTTTATAGAATTGATAATCTTCGGATGTCTTATCCATAAAAGCATGTCTTTCCATCATATCAAGTAGATTAATTGGTTTTGTTGGGCCTACACCCCCTTTTAAATTAAATATAAAGTCTTCAGCTCCTCCATATCCAGCCCAATGCTCATCTGCATGAAATCCTGATAATTCTTCATTAGAGAGTATTCCGTCATTATTAATATCATAAGTACCCATGTTAGCTGTCGGGTCTATAAGTTTGTCTGCTAAAAAAAGCATGCTTTGCTCCTCAGGGCTTAATTGACTAAAATCATATGATTTATCGTTAATTATTGAATTTAAAAAACTAATATCATATTTATTTCCACTTCTCTCATTAAAGTTTATTAGTCTGTTTATTGCAGTATGTGCACCACCTTTAGCCCCATCCTTATCTATCTCATATTGATATAAGCCTCTTCCTTTGCCAATACTTTTATCATTTAATAATTGTAGAGCCTTTGGGTCACTTTTGCTTTCATGAAACGCCATTCTTGCCATTGCGTCTTGAATAGCAGATTCCTCCATACCCCAGTTAGTCTTTGCTTGGCCTAATAATGCTGTTAATAAATCGTTAGCCATTAATAGGCTTTTCCCCTAGAATAGTCTCCTAGAAATGGATTTTGAGCCATATATTACATCCCTCCTAACATTTCTTGCAAAGATTTTCCGCCTTTTATTCCTCTCCCAACTCCTGCAAATCCACCTGATGTTCCAGGATAGTATAATTTTTTAGCCAATGAACCTGCAAGTCCACCTCCGCCTGCATAATTTTGAAGTGTGGTTGGAAGGTTGTAAAGTTCATCTTGAGCAGTTGGGGCATAATTATAATCAGCATCCTCAGATTCAGTGGGTCCTTGCCAGCTCCAACTGAAACCTCCATAGTCTTCATCTAAGTCTACTTCACCAGGTGTCATTATATTAACAGGTATCCATTCATTATTAATAAATTGCCACTGGAATCCTTGTGGAAGTTCTTCAGTTGGCATGCCTTGTTCTTGACCTACAGGGTCAATGTTTTTCCATCCAATCCCACCCTGATTTGATATAGTCTGAAAATCAAAGGGGTCATGAAGGTCTGGTACGTATGGGTTGTCATATTGGGGCCTATTGCCAAAAAATCCTCCAACGCCACCTGGCAAATCAGTATATCCTTGCTGCATATAGTCCCATTCATCTTGAGTGTCTAGGCCTCCAGTACTTCCACCTGGGTCATCATATTGAGCGCCTCCTTGCTGTCCTCCACCCATATATCCTCCACCTCCTGGATTTACTCCAATAGAGCCACCCATAAATTGATTCGGTGGCGCTAAATAATTAGTCTGGCCTCCAGGTCGGTTCATAGTATTAATATTTTGATTGGTATTTTGCATACCTTGTGTTAAAAAACTTGTGAATGGTCTATTGTGTCCTGGTATATGTGGCATTATGCTTTTCCTTGTATTGAATCTTCCCCGTAAATATACACAATATTATCGTCTAAATCAAATTCACTATCGCATTCAGGGCAAATCCAGCCAAGAACTTCTCTTTTTACATTAATGATTCCAATTCTTTGAGTGGCATCTGAGTTATAATAGAGGTCAAAGTCGCACACAGGGCATGGGTCTCTGTCTCTACTCTTTTTCTTTGTGTCCGATGAGCTCTGCTTTGCCTCCATCTTTGAGTGCCTCCATTTGTTCTGATGTAAAACCCGACCATACAGTCAACTGTTCTTTCTTTGTATCGGTGTCAAATAAGCCTGATATCTTAGACAATGAGTCTAATGAACGTAATTTATCAGAATCTTTGTCTGCAAGCTCTGCTAAGTCCCTATATCTTCCCACAATCCAGTTGGAAGAGACACTTTCTTCCTGTAATACTTTTTTTATTTCCTCTGATACCATAGTTTGAACCTCTTCTTTTTTCATTAATTTATTGGCTGAGCTGGCAATGTATTCACTGCTCTTTGAATTCTTGAATACTTTTGCGTATGCCTGCGAGATTTCCATCCCCTCAGCCACATATCTTGCAAAAACGAACTCTTTTGGCTTTAATCCGTCTTTTTGGTACTGCTTAAATGCTTTATATGTCCTTGAAAATGTGTATATATTCTCTGCGATTCCATAGGAACCCAGTAATTTAATGTTATGATTATCTACCCTGAACGTACCTAAGACAGTTCTTGAGCATCTTGTAACCTTTTTGGACATATTTATCTTTAAATCGTAACATTTTAGTATTTGACACACGTTTTGGTCGTCTGTAACTACCCATTCCCCCTCCCTTGCCTTGCGCCAATTCTCGTTTAAAGCCTCATCTGGGTGATGAATGCGAAATTCTTGCAACGAATCATACAAATAATGCTTTTTTCCCTTAATTTCTTTGAAATCCACTATAAAACCTTAGCACCAACTTTAGGAAGAAACCTATCTTCTCCTTTTTGTAGGGATTCAAGAGCTTTTTCCTTTCTAAAGTCATCTGCTTGCATTCTTACTTCCATAACAAGACTACTATCTACATAGCTTCCGTTCTTGCTATCAAGAAAAGAACCATCGCCTTGGTCAATAAATCTATTTGGATGGAAATCATGCTTATATTCAGAGGGCCAATGACCTGTTCCTTCATCAGGCCCCATAATACCAGCCTTGAACGCCCCCTCATAATCATAGAAATGCTCCCAATCTTTTGGATTAGGGTCTAAACCATAAGTATTTGAGGTTTTTTTATACCAATCATCAAAATTCATAGCATAATATAAGACATATTTTGTTTTTTTAAAAATTTAACATAAATTATGGCTCGCATAAATGGTTTGGTTTGACGCTTGTTGCGTTTATGCTTGAAAAGTGACTACAATAAGGGGTGAATCAAAGTCACAGGCCGACTCTAAGACAATTGAGGCCGATTCTAGGGAAATAACCCGAAACTGATGATTGTCCGTGATTCCAGTTTATTTGCTATAATCATATCCAATGGCAGCATGGCTCCGAAAATGCAAGTTGCAAAGGATTTAGAGACTCTGACTTGATTGTACAGGGGTAATATCTCTCTATCCTTTCAACAACATCCACCAAAAATGCAATTTTAAAAATATATATAAGAAACTAAAAATTACTATATATAGAAAAAAGTTATTAAAGTTATAAAAAGTTAAAAAATAGTATTAGAATGTGTGTCTCTCTTTTTCTTTATACCACCCCCGTTGAAAATTCCCCCCATAGGGGGTTAATCTTGTTGAGATTGATTCTCATTAACATTAAGAATTATATTGATAGTCTATATTTACTATTGATAATGATTCTCAATAACAACAAGCTTCTAATAAATAAATAAATCATTGTTCCCTTATTGATACTCATTCTCATTAGTCTTATTATTCTTATTGATATTGATTCTCAATAGCACTTACAAATTAAAGTTATATTAAAATAAATAAAAATAAATGAAACTTTTATGGAACTTTTATTATTGTTATTCATTAGATATATATAATAAATAA